GTGTTAGAATAGGCAGGTACATAACTGCCGTCACTGTCCAGCATTTTCACGCTGTATTTGTAACTGGTCTTATCTAGATCCATGGTATCACTCTCGGTGAGAGTAAGTGTGGCCAATCCCCGTGTACTGGTGGTTGCAGCGTCTAGCACAGTCAATGGTTTCTCTACCACCAGACGCTGTGAAGCAGAATCAAACATGGAGAACACAAAAGTTTGAGTATTGTAGATCTGTATGCGCTTTTGATCACTATTCTTAAACTGTATGCGAACTTGATTTTTGATACCTTTTTGAATATTAAGATCTCGTTGATACATTACCCGATTGACTCCTCGTATGTCTGCATCCAAATCTAATATTACATCTAATTGGTTGTTATATAAATAGATTGGCAAATTTTGCATAATGGTATTTATTCTTTAATCGATGAGCCTACACAACCAATTTCAACACAATTATCCTTTTATATCCTGTATAAAATCTAACGAAATAGAATACGTAGGCATAATCATTAATTTTGATTCGTATGTAGCCAGTATTTACGATATATCATTGATTAGAGATATAGAGGATAAAAATCTCTTTCTAGAACTAGGCGAATCTTGGTGGTGGGAAAGTAATAGAAAAATCCCTATTAATATTTTTCTAAAAAAAGAAATGGTCAGTTTTAGATATGCCATTAAAACATTCAACAGCAAGGACGTAGAAATACTATTTGGTCCCACTGTAAATCTCAGCGAGATAGCAGAAAAACGTGTCAAGAGAAAAAGCATTCAACTGATTAGATCAGTTAAGAGTACTCGTAGCTGATATTCTCGCAGATCAAATTCATCTGCACCACAATAACCATTGCATAAGAAATTGAGTGGGATTTTTTGAAATAATATTCATCGCCTTGCGGTTTAATCCAAACTTCCTTTAGTATTGTGTCCCAATCCTGACCAATAAGGTATCGTTTAGCAGGTCTAATCACAGCCAGTACCGCTGCCAATTGTTCCACTGATCTTGGTTTCATTTGTCTTAGAATAGTACCATGCCCATTAACATGAAATAATAGATCAACAAATTCATCTTGTTCTAATAAATCCCACAATGGTTCGGTATTCATTAATCTTTCTAGATGTTGACTATCTTTAATATCTTTATAAACACTGACATTGAGGAAATCTATTTTAAAATAACCCCTTGATTCTGCATTTTTATAATCAATACTAGCCGCACCAGTTAATGGATTTACAGGAACCTCGTGACAGTATACACCGGTGTTATGTCGTTTGCTTCCATCAAGACTGGCAGGAATATGTTTTATAATTTCCAGCACACTTGAACGATCAGCAAAGTCGATATCAATATCCATTATTTTATTCCAACTTCATCACAGATTTCTTTTACCAGTGCAACATCTGCTGGCAGTTCTCTAAATCTTTTAACCCAATAGGCAATGTCAAACGCCGGTGCAATCATTTCCAATTGTTCATCACTCATGTTACCAATCATGGTTTTACCTGCTTGAGTGTTTAGAATAACCCAACAACTGATGTTGCCATTGCGTATGTCATGTACCGCTTTACTCAGACTTACATAATTAAAATAATGATTAAATTCTGCCTTGTGTAAATCTCCCCATTCCATCATGGTTTGCAGTGTTCTCTGTACTGCGGATTCTACTGGTTCCACTTTGAGCATATCATACAGATAGCTATCATATAATTCATCCCTGCACCAGTGATCCAATTTAACACCACTCTTGATCACATGGTCAACAAACTTCTCGGGATACAGTGGGTTTACATTATTAATAAAACTGCCAAATCTCACAAATGCATTGTAGTAAGATGTATCACAGAATTCTTTATAAGTTTTAGATTTTTTAGCACCCTGGGTCAGTTGCCAAAATCTATTAAAGGCCATGAATCCGGCCTGTACACGTTTTTCATTTTCCTGCAAGGCACGACGTTTCCGTTCACAGAGATGAGAAATGAGAGTCTTTTCTTGAGTAAAGCTCTTATTGCAATGTATGCAACTGTACGGTTGTTCTACTAATTTGACCATTGGTTTCTAAATATTGTTTTGCTCTATCCAATCTTTCAGGATCATCACTAAAGTTACCCAGTCCTAGATTACATTTATGGCAAATCCATCCTCTAAATTTTCCAGATTTGTGATCGTGATCAGCACACCAAATACCTTTTTTGTTGGGGTTGTTTTTTATTATGTCCTGTTTATTTCTATTACAAATAGGACATTTATAGTTTTCGGAAGGAGCAAACACTGTTCTTTTTAAATTACTAACATGTTGTGCTTGTTTTCGGGCACAAGGTTTGCACTCATACCTAAGGTACTTTGCTCCACCATCTTTGCCAAACATTGTAATTGGCAATGATTTATTACAGATTCCGCAGATTTTAGTCGGGTCATCTAGCCCATCAATTAAATGGCTATTCATATTCTTTACGTTGTTTTTTATCAAATCCCATTTTATCAAATAGTTCCTGCCGGTCCTCTTTGGTCATCATTTTGGCCAACATTTTGATATCTGATAACTTTTTTGCTGGATACAGTTCTTCCAGTAGTTTTTCAAATTTATCTGTTTTTTCTCGTTTTCCCGCAGCCAAATAGGGATGGAACAATGTAGTTCCTGCACCTGTGGCAGCAAATAATTTCCACAACAGAGCCTTGTGATTTTTACTCAATGTCCAATGATTTTTATTGACAAATTCGTTGGTATTTTCTATGAACCATTCTTGTATATCGCGATCACCGTTAACATTGGCTGTGTATCGCATGAGAATGTATGGGCTAAATGCTTTCTTTTCTTCCTCAGATAAGTTGTCATAGAAATCATAATTTCTATTGTCTACTGCTGCAAGTTCGCGTTTGATATCAAGTTTTGCTGTTGCCATCGTCTTTGCTCAAATAATACAATATTTTAACACGCTCCAGGGCTTCTTGTAAAGCAGGGTTAGTCCTGGCATCTCGAAAAATATCACCCCATAATTTAGTTTCTTTTATGTGTTCATGCAATGGACGTCCATCTGATGTTCGATGATCATAATCTCGACCAATTTCTTTTCGAGTGGATGGGTGCGACCCAACTTCTCTAGCGTAAGTCACTCCATCTGCCTTTTCGTAGACATAAGTTGCCCCAGGAATAAGACTGCCCATATATCACCAGCAAGCAGAATAACTGACCAGTTCGCTTTGGCGACTGACTTCTTTAACAAAGTATGCACAGGTAGGGTTAGGTCCTGTGTGCAGTGGGGTACAAAGCAGTTGCCCCGGTTTCATTTTGGGAAAATACCATTTAACATCCTGGTAGACATCAATAATGTCAATGTCGTGAAATTCAGGTCTATAACTGCCTAAAGGATTGAAGCAAAATGTTTTAAATCCACGATCATTTAGACTGGTTAATGGCAGTACTTCCATTTCGGGGCCTTCGGGATCTCCCACAATTGTACACCAATCCAGTGGCATGGGAATTTCATATTCTCCTATTTTGAGTACAACAGCAGGTCCTGTAAAACTTTCAAGAAAAATTAGTGGAATAAAAAAATGATCTGGATTACTGCTATCGCTGTTGTCTAGCACAGCAAATCGTAAATCTTCCTCAATTTCATCAGGTAGTTCATTAAGGCTGAACATTTTATTATCTAGTGTTAATATCTGCATTATTGGTATTTTACCTTTTCAATTGTGAAGTTATATTTGGCATCTTTATAAAATCGTTTCCTTTCAGTAAGATGTCGTTTAGCGTATTTGGCAGCGGATGTTATGTCCCAGATTTGGACGAAGTCTTTGTCTTCTGCCTTTCTAATTCCTCGTCCAATGCTTTGAATAACTCGCACAAAACTTTTTCCTGGTTCCAGCAAGACCAAATTAAAAATCCTGGGAATATTAATCCCAACGGCAGCAACGCCATAAGTGGCCACGATAATTTTATTGTCGCTAGTTTTGATCTCATCGTATTCGTCCTTCCTATCTTTGGTCTTCATTTCGCCGGATACAAACACACTATCGGGTATTTGATCTATGAGAATTTTTCCACTTTCAATCCTATCAACCAGTACCAAAGTATTGCCAGTTGCGATGATTTTTTTAATTGTATCAGCAATGTAGGTCATTCTGGTTTCGTCGGTTACAAGATATTTTAATTCTTCTTGATAGCTACGAAATTCCTTCCATTCAGCAGTTTGCACAATGTTTACATGACAATTACTGAGAACACCTTTTTGTTGTAGATCATGTGCGCTGACACGATTTATTACATCTCCTAGACTGGCCCGCAATGCTTGATATTCATGCTCGGCTTTGGGCACAGTACCAGTTAATCCCCAACGAATAGGTGCCCTAGCAAGATTTCTTGTCAGTAGATTTTTTAATACGTCGGCTTTGGCCATATGTACTTCATCTACTACCACGGTACTAACACCTTCTAGAAATTCTGCTAGTGTTAGCAAAGCGTCATCATCGCGGCTTTTTTTGTCTAAAATATTTAAACTTTGCCAGGTGCAAATAGTGTGCGTTCGATCAAGGTCTTTACGGTCTCCGTAGTAAACTCCTACATCTAATTGACAATTAATAAAATCTTCTTCGGTCTGTTCCACAAGACTTTTGTTAGGAACAATGGTTATTGTACGACCATATTTTTCACAGATTTTTGCCAATGTTGCAGTGATAATGGTTTTGCCTGCTCCAGTTGCAACTTCCTGTAAACATTGCGGATTTGACAAAAAATTATTGATTACAGCACATTGATAATCGCGAAGTCGAATAGGTTTCCCCTCCATTACATGCCCTTTAGGCCAGGATAAATCCCCCCAAAAATCCTCAGAAATTTCGGGAAATTCTAGTGATGGACTGGTCCTTAAATCCTCTACTTCAATATGGTAATTGCGGCTTTCGATATATTCTAGTGCCGGTTCTAGCATACTGAGATATGTGGTTCCACCTAACCCAAAAAAAGTGATGGCACCATCCCATCTACCCAATTTATAGCTGGGTCTATAGCGGGCAGTAGGGTCTTCGTACTTGAATTTTTTGACTAATGCCTTGCGGGTGTCGAGGTCAAGATTGGATATCTTAACATTAACTTCGTCAAGAATGGTTATTTTGCAAGAAGCCAAAATGGCAACTCCTGTTGTTTTTGGGATTCAGAAAAAAACACTAAATTTTCATGATTTTTTATGAAATCTCGCATGGTATAATGGACGTTACTTTGCCCCATATTAATCACCAAATGAAATTTAATAGATGATTTTAACACAGGCTTAGGAAATTTGCTACTTACAAAAACCACGGTAGTGTCATCTGTAATTGGATTGTTCAAATTGTTGATTTTTACAAAATCATTGAAATTTGTGTCTATTTCCCTACTGAGTCTAAACATTACACTAATTTTGCTATTGTCCAATCCAATGCTTTTTAGTAATTCATAGCTCAGTTGTAATTTTTCCAATTCACTACCGCCGGGCAAAACAAACAGGGTAGGACTCAGGTATTCTATTAGTTCCTTGAGAGCAAAAATTTCAGTTTTTTTGCAATCTACATGGAGATTTTCACCAGGATCCTGATCTAGGAAAGTTTTTACTACAGGGTTAAAGATCTGATTATTTAGGTAAGTGGATATAGTTTCGTCCCAGGTAAAAACTCCTAATTTTCTTGCCTCAAAGACAGATTTTAGGATATTTTCAGACGAAAAAATAGGCGAATTTTGTGAAAAATTGCGAATTTTTACCCCATCATTTTCCGCCACTAGTATGGGTACATATTTTTCTATGTTTTTAACAATTTCGTTAATTTGAATAAAGTACCCTTGTATTTCCTCGTCAGTATCAAATTTTTCCTTGATACTGAGATCTTGCAAAAATAGTAAATTTTGCTCATTTAAGGCAAAAACCCAGGCTTTTTGCTCTTTGTCCCACTGCGCTGTTTTCTGTTGTGAGTTATTGAATTCTTTTATGGAATTGATAATAGCATCGTTATAAGGGAACTCAACTTTGATAGCCCGAGCACAGGTATTGTCATCAACGATGGACATTTTTTTGACCATACTGATCTGACGCATGGGTATTTTGTATTGGGGAGCGTCTAAAAACGGATTAATATCCGTCCCTAGCGCAGAAGAGATATTTGCGGCCTGTCTTTTTAGAATTTTTGTAATCAAACTGGCCTGTTTTTCAGTTAATCCTTTACCTTGGCAAATTTGGTCAAAGAAACTGAATGCTATTTTCTCATCCCATGAGTTTAATTTGCTCGGTCCTCTAATCAAGTGAGTAATAAGGTCTTCTATGTACATGATATTAATATAGCATGAATTAAAGCAGAAATCAAAGTGAAATATCTTCTAGCCCAGCGGCTCTAAGTTTGATAATATTGCTTAACTGCCATTGTTTGATGTCTAATCCCTTGATAATTCCCAGCCATTGATTTCGCAACAGTGCAAATTCGTTGATAATTTTCTCCATATCAACTACATCTGCTTCGCCTTCTACATATTTTTCACAATCACGGCTGCTGAGAGCACGTTGATAGTTTTCTAAATATTTTCTGAAGGCCTTGCTGCGAATTCGCCTGAGTTCGATACCAAGGTACTCCAATATAGCCTCAATTTCCTGAAGTTGATTAAATCTATGTTCAACTATACCAGGCAAAGATGCAGAAGCCCGCTCCACCACGCCGTGGATCTTAACTTCTGCTTTTGCGCTGGTTAGTTCGTTATAAAAATAATCTAAACAATCTGGAAGGTGTGCTATATCTTTACTGACTCGGCTATACCAAGTCATCAATGATCCTCGTCTTCCTCGTACTGCCAATCATCGTCGGCATCTTCATCATCGTCGTAACCGTTTTCTTCATCCATAACTGTTTCGATGGCTGTATCAAGGTGAGGATCAAAGCCGGACAAGCCTTCAATCACGCTCATTTCCACATCACGGCTGATAAGAAAATCAATAAACTGTGTTGCGGCATTATCACGATTTTTTTCCGGGAGATGTTCTTTAAAAGTGTCCCAAATTTCAATAATTAGATCTTCTTCCATTGTTATTCCTCAGTTTCTTCAGCAATTACAGGGGCAGTTACAATTGAATTGTCCCATTCCAACATAATTGTCATTAATTTATCTTCTGTCCAATTTTTACGGAATTCAGAGCTGATTTCTCCGGTTTTCTTACTAACATATTGTAACTTATTTCCGCTCTTTGTCAAGATCCCCATTTTTTCAAACAGATCAACAAGCCCACTAGTAGGACTCATTCCAGTTGAATAAGGAATTTTAACTTGAACACTCTCAAAAGGTTTAGCATAACGAGTTTTCATGATCTTACAAGCCGATCTAATGCCTAGTACATCACTAACCTTGTTACCATCTTCATCTTCTTTGAGTTTGAGTTTTTTCATAGCAACAACAATAGAACTTGCGTAAACAAATCCTTGTCCACCTGAAATTTTATCATCTGGATCAAACATGTCTTGACTAGCATAGGTATGATTGGTACAAACCATTCCTACGTTGTAGCTGCCAAACATATTAACACAGTTGCGAACCAGTGCTGTTAGTGCTTTGGGTTTACGACCCATGTCGCCTTTTAGATCACCTGCTTCAAACTGATTGATATCGGTTGGAGTTAGCAACATGCCCAAACTGTCAATGACAAAAAGAACTTTAGGACGCTCGTCTTCGGGCATGACCTTGTATTCTTTCATGAACTCATGAATAGTTTTTGCTACGTCATCGATCATGGCCATATTGAGTTTAAGCAGTTTACCTTCGCTGGTATCCACGCCCAAATCTAGTAGCCATTTTTCGTCCAGAGCATTTTCTGTGTCTACAAGAACGACATAAATGCCTTGTTCTTGTGCATGACGAATAATGTTGCCGGAGCAGATATAACTCTTACCAGCACCACTTTCACCAGCAAACACAGTGACTTTGCCTAATGGAATACCTTTGAAAAAGTCCCCACTGATCAAGTAGTTAAGGGCATAATTGCCTGTGCTGACCCAATCAGTGGGATCATTAAACCCAATACCAAGTCCTTCAATAGACTTGGTAAGGCTTTTGCGAAATTTTGTAATATCAAAAGCCTTACCCATATCAGTCGTCCCTCGGCATTTCTGTGGCTTCTTGTACTAGAGCAGTCAGTTGTGCGAGATCACTGACCATAATCTTTGCAGACTTATAGTCTCCATCCTCATCACGACCTGA